CTGGAAAATTCCTTTTATCTCTGCGAAGACCTATTTCTCGAAAGGAGTCTCTGAATGAGCCCTGATATGAAAGACAACCTAAAAAAACTACCGACGAACTACAGTACCTGGGCCGTCGGCGCTGTTTCCACCGCCGCTACTGTCTGGGTCACCATGCCCGAAGCCGATCAAAAACAGATTCTCGATAATCTCCTAGCCCTCTTCCCCTGGCTTAAGGCTTGGATGGGGCCAATTTCTGCTGCGATCGTTATTCTGGTCGCCCGTGTCCTGCCACAACCCGGACGGGATAATCCGCCCGAACCCCCAAAGGAGCCTCCTAGTGCGTAAGATTTTTCTAATTCTGACTCTTCTCCTGGCGTCTTGTGCTGCGCAGCTACAATCTGCCCCGACCCCTCTATCTATCGCCGATTCCATCGCTAAAACCACGGGGGCCTATGTCGAAATGACTACGGCCTCCCTCCAGCGGGGCCGAATCAGTCTGGAAACCGCGCAAAAGAATCTGGAAAAGGCTAAAAACGTCCAGACTCAGCTTAAAACTGCGGAAACCCTTCTAAAAGGCTGCCCCGCCCCCTGTGCCCAGTATGATTCCCTTCTAAAATCCCTCCAACCCACCATGTTCGAGCTTGAACGCGAGATGCGGGAAGCGCAAGGAGTTCCAAAATGAGCATTTCCGCCCTTGCTATCCTAACCACCGTCAACGATCTTTCTATGGCCATTTCCACTCTGGTCCCTGTAGCGCATTCTATGCTCTCTACCGGCCAGAAGGAAATGACCCTGGAAGACTTTTCTACCAGTCTCGGCGACCTTGGTTCAAAAATTCAGATTCTAGAACAAGTTATTGCCACAGAAGCCGCTAGAAAGCCCAAAGTATGAAGAACGTGCCCCCATTCATCTTCGACGCCATTCTTCTTCTGGTCGGTTTTAGCATTCTAACTTGGTTCACCCTCTATGCCTAAAAAGGGGCAGTCTTTCACCCAGGCCCATGCTAAAGAAAAAGCTATTCTGGCTGAAAAGCGCCGTTATGAAGTCTTTCCTCCAGTAAAAGCCCATAAGTCTATCCAAGAACTGGCTAATCTCTGCGGGTTTGTATACAGTCGAGGGAAGATTGGCTAACCAAGAAGTAATCTGGACTCCCCAACCCGGCCCCCAGACCCACCTTGTCACCTGCCCAGTGTTCGAGGTTTTTTTCGGGGGTGCTCGGGGAGGGGGAAAAACTGAGGGCTCTATCGGGGACTGGTTCTCCCACGCCCAAACTTATGGAGAGCATGCCTCTGGTCTTTTTATCCGACGCAAGTTAACCCAACTTGTAGACGTAATAAAACGCTTCAAGCGCTATGGGTCCAAAATTGGCGCAAAATGGTACGAGCAGAAGAAAGAACTTGTCATGCCGAATGGCGCGGTTCTGAAATTCGCCTACCTTGAGCGGGACGTAGACGCGGAGGAGTACCAGGGCCACGAATACACTCGGGTCTATGTAGAAGAAGCTACAAACTTCCCCTTTCCCGACCCTATAATGAAACTCCTGGGAACAATCCGTTCGGCCCACGGAGTCAAATGCGGAATGCGCCTGACAGGGAACCCCGGGGGTCCGGGACACCACTGGGTAAAAGAGCGCTACGTCACCCCCTGCCCCACAGGCTACAAAGTAATCTCCGCAGAAGAGGTTATCGAACTCCCGGATGGGACTCTCCAGACCGTTACTCTGGATCGAGTCTTTATTCCATCCAAGCTCACAGATAATCCTCGTCTCCTACAAAACGATCCCACCTATGTCATGCGCCTCCGGGAAACGGGTTCAGAGACTCTAGTAAAAGCCTGGCTTGAAGGGAATTGGGACGGGGTTGATGGCACCTTCTTTTCGGAATTTGACCCTCTTGTCCATATTCTGGATGGACAGATTCAAATTCCCCCACATTGGACCATTTTTCGCGCAATGGACTGGGGCTCAGCTTCTCCCTTTTCTGTCGGATGGTACACAGTCTCTGATGGTCGAACCCCTATCTGCGGACGGGAAATGCCCCGAGAAACTCTTATCAAAATCGCAGAATGGTACGGATGGAGCGGGAAACCCAATGTCGGTCTAAAGATGACCAACACTTCTATCGCCCAGGGAATTCTGGCCCGAGAGGCTAAAATGGGGCTAAAGGTCACCTATGGTGTGGCTGATCCTTCAATCTTCAGTTTCCAAGGTGGGCCCCCTATCGCCGAACAGTTTCTAATCGAAGGCTGTTCTTTCTTCAAGGCTGATAATTCTCGTGAAGCTGGCTGGGCTCAGGTTAGGCGCAGATTGGCGGGTCCTACGCCCCTTTTGTACTTCCATTCTTCCTGCGAACATACGATTCGGACCCTGCCGTATCTCCAACACGATGAAAAAAACCCCGAAGACCTAGATACCGACGCCGAGGACCATTGCGCGGATGAAACCCGCTATGCCGTTATGTCCCGCCCGATGGTTCAAGATGGAAAGCCTAAGCCTGCCCCTCTAGACTTCACTAACGCCCGCTCTATGCCCACAATCGCAGAGCTAATCGCCCGCCAACGTTCCCGAAATCTCCGAGCATCGACCCCATTATGAAAAATACTGTCGAAGACGTTCCTGTCGAGATTCCAGAGGACGCCGAACACCGTTCTATGCTTGAACGGGTCAAGGCCCGCGAGAAAATCTTCGAGGATGGCTGGTGGAAGGCTGCGGAAACTGCCGTCAACCTTTTCAACTGCGAAAAGGAAGACCCGCAGAATCCCTACAATATTCTGTACTCCAACACCGAGGTTCTAAAGCCGAGCCTCTATAGCGCCACCCCAAAACCCGATGTCCGGGGCCGGTTCGTCGAGAATCCAGTCTCGCCCCTGACCAAAATGGTTGAAAGATTTCTGGTTATTTTCTCCGATCCTGCGAATCCTGGGGAAGAGTCCTTCGACACTGCTCTCTCCGAAAGTGTTACCTCGGCCCTAGTTTCTGGCCTGGGCTTTATCCGCCTGCGCTCCTACCCCGAGAACGCCTTCCCCCTTTGCATCGAGTCTGGTCACTACAAAGGGCTGATTTGGCCCGCTGGCCGCAAGTGGACGAAGCTCCCCTGGATCGCCTTCCGCCATGAACTAACCCGCCAGGAGCTTTTCGCCCAATTCCAAATTTCAAAGGAAGAGCAACCGAATCTAAAGTTCTCCGACGAGGGCTCCGATGCGGATAAAGATTCTTCCGACAAAAAGTCTGCAACCATTGTCTACGAGGTCTGGAATAAGGCCACAAGAGAAATCCACTACCTCTGCGAAGACTGGGAAGGGATTCTTATAAAGGAAGAAGAAGATACCCTGAAACTCCAGGGCTTCTATCCCACTCCCGGTCTTCTCATGATGACTAAGAAGCCGGGGCGGATGATTCCAACCCCGCTTTATCAATACTATCGCCATCAAGCCGAAGAGCTGAATCGAGTTTCCTATCGTCTGAATAAAGTCCTTTCCGCCATTCGAGTTCGAGGGGCCTACAATACCCTTTTGGGCGAAGAACTCAAACAGATTCTTGCTGATGAAAACACAGAAAATGCTCTAGTCCCCGCGCAACAAGCGGGTCTAATGATGCAATCTGGGGGATTTGACAAGAATATCTGGCTTCTCCCCATTGAGAAACTGGTTGAGGTCGCAACGCAGCTTTATAATGCTCGCGCCCAGATTAAACAGGTTATCTATGAGATTACAGGTCTTTCCGATATTATTCGAGGATCTTCTGTCGCGTCTGAAACTGCAACTGCCCAAAATCTCAAAAATAAATGGGGCTCAATTCGTCTTCGGGATATGCAACGCTCGGTTGCAGGATATGTCAGAGACCTTTACCGCCTTGCGACAGATGCTGCTGTCGAAGTTCTTCCCGCAGAGCAGTGGAAACTGGTAACCCAAGCCCCTCTTCCTCTCCAGGCTGAAAAAGAGGCTGCTATTGCCCAACTCCAATACAGCCAAATGTCTATGCCTGGGCAGCCTCCAGACCCTAAACTGATTCAAGCAGCCCAATCCCCTTCTATCGAAGAACTTCTAGCCCAGATTAAGTCTGACGCTAACCGCGCCTTCACAATCAATGTCCAGGCAGACTCAACCGTAGACCTCGATACCGCGACCGATAAACAAGAGGTTACCGAGTTCATGGGTTCTATGGCGCAGCTTGTTCCAGCCCTTGGGGGCTTTACAGCCCTTGGCCCCTCAGGAATGGCGGCGGCGCAGTCCATTCTGGTCGCAGTCTGCTCCCGCTACAAATTTGGCCTGGCTGTTGTAGACGCTATTCGCGCTATTCAGCCTCCGCCACCTGCTCCTCAAGGCCCGACTCCCGAACAGGAAAAGCTGCAAAAAGAACTCGATTCCCGTCAGGCCGAGGTCGATCAAAAGGAAAAGGGTTTGCAAGACCTTCTCTCCCAACTCGAAGACGCAAAAAGAGGGATCGAAGTTGCACAGAAAGAGCTTCAGGCCGAACTTCGGGTCGCCAACGCCGAGCAATCTGCCCAATCCGCCCAACAAGATGCGAAAACAGCCCAGACCGAGGCCAAGCTTAAAACTATTGCCTCAAAACTCGCGGCCCCGAGTCGGGGATCTGCGCCGAGTTCTGGGAAGGGTTCTCCGCAGGCTGCTCCGGCCCAGGATAACGCGTCCGCTGCCGCTATTCAAACAATGGCCCAGGCCGTTACCGAAATGCAGAAAGCTTTGACCCTTTTAGCTTCTCCCAGAATAGCGAAGAAAGATGAACAGACCGGAGTTTGGTCTTCTGTCCTCGCCCCCTCAGGTCCGATGCAATGACCTGGATCAGAAATTCTGGTGGTGCCCCCCTTATTGGGGTTAGTGCGCCTCCACCACCCCCTCCACCAACTGGCATAAAAGCTGCCATCAACATCGGTGGCATCACAGACTATAGCGGGAATGAACTCTTCATCAACCGTCTAAAGCACACATCCAGAGCCTGGAACAATAACTTTCCTTCTGGAACCCCAATTACAGAAGACTCGAACGGTTATCCTACGAATATTCTCCCAGGCAACAGTACTGCCATGCTGGTTTTCATCAGCCTAGAGAATATTAGAGTCAGCCCCTTAGTCCCAGGAACTGGCAACTGGAAGATTACATGGGACGGCCCTTGTGTCTGCACAGCTACAGGAGGCTACGCCAACAGTAATGTGACTGTTGGCAATACCACAACCTTCAACCTTCCTTCGAATTCGAATATTCTATATATCCAGATTGACAACCCAACAGGTGTTACTCAAACCTGTACAAACATCAAAGTCTTTGACACACAATACGAGAGCGCATTGAACGCTGGTGAGGTCTTTAACCCCGCCTATATAAACTGGATTGCGTCCTGGCCCTATCTTAGGTTCCTTCGCTGCATGGATATTATGCAGACGAATAACTCTACAGTCATCAATCCTTCTGATCTAAATGTCGAATCCCATCGCTCTTGGGGTCGGGAAGGCTCTGGCGCAGTTGCAGAAAAGATTGGAATTCCTCCGAGCATAGCTGGTCGTCTTGCAAAGAAGACTGGAAAAGATGTTTGGGTTTGTATGCCCTATAAGGCCACAGACGCCACTATGCGAGCTATCGCACAGGCCATGTTCGATGCCGACCCAACTGGCACGTGGAAAGTTTATGTCGAATACTCGAATGAAAACTGGAACTTTGGTTTCTTACATTGGGCCTATCTTGTAGGTGTTGGCTCGACCCTGCCGGGGGTTGTAGACGGGAATGGAAATCCGTCTTCTACTTCTGGCGACCAATCTGCCTGTGCCTCGGCCTACGGAGCCATGCGAGCTTGGACTGCGTTTGAAACTGTCTTCCCTCGAAATCGTATCATCCGCGTTTTTGGTGGGCAGACAGACTTCCCCGCATTCTTCCTAGGAGGTTTCCAGTTCCGCGATACGACCAATACCCTATTCGGAGGGCAGACTATGAAAGCCCTTTTGAATGCAACGGATGGAGGCTCGCCCGATGGAAAAGGTCGTGTGCATCAAACAATCTACTATTCCCCATTTAACATCTACGGAAAGAAGAGTCTAATCCAGAATGATAGAGGGGCTGAACCAGATTCTTGGTGGACTACGAACTACAATGCCAGTATCGACACTATCAAGGGCTATTATGATACAACTCGCGCTTCTCTAACCGCGATGGGCTGCACAGCCCCCTTCATAACCTACGAGGCCGGAGATAATACTTTCCTAGACTCCCATAATGGTGATTTTACTGCAACAGTCAACACAACCAACAACACTCTTCAGTTCACTGCGGATGGCACGGGATGGATTGTTAATAACGATATTCTAAAAATTCAAGGCCCGGCAGGCCCAGGCATCGGTTTCGGACAACAGCTTATCGTTCGCAAATTCGGCACGAACGAGCTTCGAGTTTATGCAAATCAGGCAAACTACGATAGCGACGCAGGGAATACGGGAGTCAACAGTATCACCCTAACCGCTGGTACATGGGATGCGACAAACTTCTCCCGCTACAATCGAATTGCGGACAAAATCTATAACATGAACAATGGAACAGTCGGGAGGGATGTTCTCCAGTACGCGATAAATACTGTAGCTGTCCCCCATCTAGACACCTTCGCACAGTTCGTAGATGTAGGGGCAAATGTCACAGGGACTAGATTCGTCCAACCATTCTGGCTCAAGCCTGGAGTTCAGGAAGCGGATAACCCCCGCACAACCTACCTAAAGAGCCTTTAATGAGCTATTTATCCTCGACCATAACGGCTGTAAACTCACTTAGTGTAGTTGGCACAAGACCTGCTGGAGCGACTGCGGCCCATATTCTAACCGCGGTGCTTCTCCGAAATGGAAACGTTACTTCGGGCTTTTCCACAGCTTCAGCAGGCTGGACCCTGCGCTCCCAGCTTGAGGGAGTGGCTTTCCCTGCTCAAATTCAGGTTTGGACGGCTTTAGGGGATGTTGCAGGTCTGACCTTTACAACTCCTGGGGCAACAAACTCTGATCTAAAGCTGGCACTAGTCGCTTCTGCTGGAAGAAATCTGGCCCCAGTTGTCACAGTTGGAACTCCAGTAGAATCTACATCTACTTCGATCGCTGCATCATCCATGACAGCCGCAGGGGCGGAAGATGCTATTGTGGCCTGGATGGATACGCAGAGTGGAACCTCTATTGGCTCTGCCCCCGCTGGCTACACCGATATTGTAAACGATGCCACAACAGCCATTCATTTTGTTATAGCAATTCGAGACAATCTTTCTCTTGGCGCGACTGGCGCCTTGAGTCGTACGGCCACAAACTTCAACATGAAACTTGCCTCTGGCATTCTTCTAGCAGATTCTAGCGGGGGCGGCGCGACAATTCCAATGGGCCAGCGAATCTTTGTGAATGGATAAATCATGACCTTTACTATCGGCACTCCCTTTGCCCGGAATGCGGGCTACTTTAAAAATGACAATCGAGTTTCTGGAGGAGCGTTACAAGAAGATGATGTTCGCACCTGCCCCCATTGTCAAGCGGTTATTCTAATGCGCCAATGGCGTAAAATCGAGCAGGGAAAACTCAACGGCGGCTTTTGCTCTAGATGCAACGCCCCTGTCTGCACAAATTGCACCCCAAAACTTCTCTCGGAGGGCTGCCTACCGTACATTGCTAAGTTGGAAAAGGCGCTTGACATGACTGTCAAGCTAAAAACTTATCTAAAACTCTCAGGGCTTGAGCCGGAGCCCCCAAGAGGTTTCTTCACCGGCATAATTACTTCTGAAAGAGACTAAATCATGTCACAATTCTCGGGCGGTAATGGCGCCTTTACTCCTTCGACGACTTCGGATAACTGGACCCTGCACGCCGATGCGGCGAGCGAGATGGGCAAGATTAAAATGTTCGGTTGGGGCGGTCGAGGTACGACTTCAACCGGCTACCGGACCCGATGGGCTCGCCCCACAACCGACCCCACGGGCGCGGGCACGGCGATTACTGTCGCCCGTACTTCTCCCGCAGTGGCCCCAGTCTGCGCGTTGAACTCGGTTTACGCTACAACCCAAGCCACCCTTCCGACCGATCCAGGCGGTAATCTGTTTGCAATCGACTGGAACGTTCTAGGCGGCGGTGGGGAAATTGTCCTTCCGATTGGTGGTGAGTGGTTTGTGGTCAATAGCGCCACGGCCGGCACGAGCCTTGTCTCTTGCCGAAATGTTGCTGGTGTAGACGCGAACCTTTCAAACTACACGGTTCAGTGGGAAGAGTAATCTTCTATGAATACCTGGGTACGAAACTCAGGAGGAGCCCCCTTATTCCCTCCAATCGGAGGGGGAGGGGGCTCTAGTTTCTCTTGGGCGTCATCTGGTGCGGATTCCTATGATGTTGGATGGGATACAGTCTCTCAAGCTGGCGGGGATTTAAACGACCCTACCCTCTATCCAAACCGTTTAAGTGTCGGAACTGCGCTTTCTTGGACTAATAACACCGGTTTAACTGTATACGCTCGTGTGAGAAGCGTTGTAGCTGGCGAATTGGGCCCTTGGAGTGCAATAGAAGCTGGGCCTTTGTCACCATGAAGTTCTTTTTACTGGTTTTGCTTTTTCTGTGTAACTCCGTGCAAGCGGCTTGTAGTGGTTCCGGCGTAACCTGGTCTTGCACGGCAGGAACCACCCCCGCACAGATTAACACTACCCTCGCTAGTGCTACAACTGGCGCTACATTGACATTTGCTGCTGGTTCCTATACCTGGAACGCTGCAATTTCTCTAGATAATGCAAAAGGGGTTACACTAATCTGCGCAACTAAAGGTGCTTGTGCTGTCAGCGCAGCAGGAATGCAGTTAGGGATGTACGGCACTGTGTCAGGCATCAATAATAACCTCTATCGAATCTCTGGTTTTGTTTTTGATGGCTACAGCGGAAACTCTCAACCGATTTGGTTTTATGGGTCAGGAACCTATACACTGTCAAAACTTCGGATAGATAATAACTCTTTTACAAATGCAACAGACACTCCCGCGGCTATCTGGCTAGGAGATAATAGTTCTTGCATGAGCGTTTATGGTGTTATTGACAACAACACTCTGACCTCTTCTCACACAATAAAGATTGCTGAGGGCTTTTCTTCCACGACTTGCACTCCGGGAACTAATAGTATGGGAACTGTAAATAACCTCTTTTTTGAGGATAATACTATCACAGTTACTACCATGACTAACGCGGGTGAAGGCTGTATAGACTGGCAAGGCGCACATGCTTGGGTATGGAGATTCAATACAACTACTAACTGCCTTGTGACTTCTCACGGCGTTACGCATGGTTGGGGAACGATCAATAGTGAAGTTTATAACAATACAATGATCGTCAACTCTGGCTCGGCTGCACAGGGTTTTGACGACGGTTATCGTCTATACCACCATCAAGGTGCGGGTGAGATGATGACCTTTAACAATACTTTCACTAAATCTGCCTCAGCTACGTGGGCTGTGGATGGAACTATTTCTGTAATGCACTATAGATCAGCTACTCCGGCAGGAGCCGGGTATGGTCTGGCCGGGCAATGCAACGGTTCTGATAGTAATGATGGAAACCGTTCCGGGGAGTTTGGCTACCCTTGTAAAAGACAGCCAGGAAGAGATCCTGCTGCAAAACTGAAACCTATCTATGCGTGGAACAATAAAAAGTCAGACACCGGCGCTATTGTTGCTTTAACTTGTGAAAACCACCCAAGTGAGACTCCACCCCCTTCTACTTGCGGCTCACATGTTGTAGCAAACAGAGACTATTACGACGCCGTGTCGATAACCCCGCAAACGAGCACTAGCGCTCCCTTCAATGGAACGACTGGTATGGGATTTGGGATAGCTTCTAGACGACCTTCTACCTGCACCAGTAATACAGGCCCTGATGCTGGCAATGGTGGAGTAGGATACTGGGCCACAGATGAAGGTAATTGGAATGGCAAGGTAGGCACATCTCAAGGTCGTTTATATCGCTGTTCCGCTACAAATACTTGGACGTTGCATTATACTCCCTACAAATATCCACACCCTCTTAGGGTTAAGGGTGGACCTACTCCGCCTGTGGTGAACTAATATGCCATTAACTATAGATCAAAGAGTAAACGGCGGGGTAGATATTGCTCTATCGCAGACAGTATCCGTCGTAAATTCTGCTGCTAGCCCGATGATAGTTGAGATTATTTGGGAAGGCACAGCTACCATTACTGGAGTTACATTCAATGGCGCCGCTCTTACTTCCATCGTCTCACACGCCTCTACCTCCAACAATCAGAGAAAAGTGCAAGTTTGGGGGATTCTGTCTCCTGCTATCGCGACTGCAAATGTGGTCGTTTCATATTCTGCGGCTCCTGGCGGGGGCTCCGCTTTTCATGTCATCACCACCACAGGTGGGGATACATCGACAGGCTGGAGGTCTTCTTTTATCCGGAATGACAGCAATGGCCTTACTCCTGGGATAACAGTATCAAACGCAGTTTCTGGAGATATTGTTGTTCATGCAGGGCAGGTTGATACCACTACTGTGACTTGGGGCGGTAGTGAGATTACTACAAACACCAGCACGAACAATGTCGCTAGTTCCACATTTTCCGGTGGGATGAGTACTCTTGCTGCTAGCGGGTCCACGGCGGTTAGTTTCGGAACGCCGGTTGCGTCGTATGCAGAAGTAGCATTTGCCTTAATTCCTGCTAGTGGAGGACCGCCTCCCGCAGCTTTAATGGGTCAACGTTTTTATATCAACGGTTAAAGCTCTGTGCTAAATCAGCCGCCATTTTTTGCCAATGGGCAAACCCCTGGGCTAGTTGCGAGCCTTGTGGGGGTTATTGGCGCGGCTGTATTTTTTAGCTCTGCTGCGATAACCCCTGTCCAGCCTAAGGCCCAGGCGACAGGATATGGAGTTTCAACTCGAAACTTAGCGCAGCCAGCCCCGCAGTTTTCTAAAATTGCGCCCACAGCTTTTCAGCGGATTGGGCTAAGTCGGCAGATTATAACGTCTCCGCAGGCACCTCTAAACCCACAGCCGAACTTTTCTCGCCGGCCGCCCCCAACATCAGTCAGTATTCGGCGCGGATTTTTCCAGCCTGCTTCATTTTCCGTTCAAACTGGCGCCGCTTTTTTCAGCAAACCCTTTACCTTTGCGCCAGCTTCAGCGACGGTTCCTTTCAGCTACAAAACTGTAGCGGTACAGACGCCTGAAATCGTCCAGCCTGTGCTGAAGGGGCAAGTACCGCCCTCTGCAACAAGCCCTCGGCCAAACCAAGTTTGCGGTAATGCTCTCCAAGCCGCCGAATCTCTAGCTCCAGTTTTCTTTAAGCCTGGTCTAGATACTTTTTATGAATCTCCGAAATTAGCCTTTAGGACTAATCTTCCACAAGACATAGATCAGCCTGCTGTCTGGTTTGCAGAGTATTTTAGGGCTAATCTAGAGTCCCCACAGGTCGGTTTTAGATTCTCGAATGCGCAGTCTCCAGAGCTTTTGCAGCCTTGGGTGCATGGACAAACGCCACCTTCTATTGCGCCTCCGGCTCCAGTCTCGACCCTTTATGGAGTTTCGACTCGGAATCTAGACCAACCTGCGCCCAGCTTTTCAAAATTCCCACCTGCGTCTATTACTCCGCCGGTTCCAGCGCTTCGACCTTTATCTGTAGCAATCCCTCCACAGAATCCAGAGCAACCTGCGCCAGATATCCAGAGGGTTTTCTTTCCTGAGCCAAAACTCCCTGGGACGGACTTCTATGGGATCGGTAATCAGACGGCCGCTTCTGGCCAGGGCTGGTTCTCAAAGGCGATTCTTCCATCAACTGCGCCCCAGACTCTTCTAGGGACCTCGTTCCATTTTGCTCCAGGCCAGCCTTGGGAGATTCTCCAGCCGCATATCTGGGGCCAGACTCCTCCCTCCACGGCTGCATCAGCGTTTAAGCCTGTTTCCCCATCTCTCTCGGTTGGCCCCAGGCCAGAAAACACTGCGCAGCCCTTCTTCTCTAGAATGGCACCCGCAGAGGCCCTTCTGCCCGCGGCTGCCCTGAATGCGAATTGGCAACAGCCACAGCAGTTCCAGCAACCTAGTTTCCTTCGGACTATTCTCCCATCGGCCGCAGCGTCCCCATTTGTCCCGACGATTCCTTCTCTTGCTGTCCAGCCTCGGCAGGGGAATCCACTACAGCCCACTTTCTCCCGTGCGATTCTTCCATCTGCGGCGCCTTCTCCTTTTATCCCAGTTCCTGCGTCGATAAGCTGGGCGGTCAGAAATCTGACCCAACCCTCTCCGCAGTTTTTCAAGACTAGCAACTACCCCCCGCCGCCTGCGCTGACGATTGTTCCATCTTCTGCTCAAGTGTCGTGGCAGATTCGAAATCTCGACCAACCTTCGCCTTGGTTCCAGAGGCAGAGTCCAGCGCCTAGCTTCCTGCCGCCGAATATCTTTGGCTCGATCCCCCTTCAAGGTATTGAGCAAAGAAGCCCGAACTTCTCTCGGCAGACCCCGCCCTCGATTGCGCCAACTTCGCCCCCACTGCGGGCAACGTGGGTTTCTGCCCCCTTGCAGAGTGTTGAACAGCGCAGTCCAATCTTCTCACATCAGCCTCCTCCGACTTTTGTCCCGCCCCCCGTTATATTCCAAGACGGAAGTATCGGAGACTCGATTCGAAAGAAAAAGATCGAGGATGTTAGACTTCCGAAGGGAAAATCGGCCCGACAAGAGATTAAAGACCTTTGGAATCCGGTCCTGGTTCCTCCGGTCCAGCTTGCCCTTTTCGATATTCCCGATCTAACCCTCCCACCAAATTCAGACGACGACATAATCCCCGCATTGCTCCTCCTGGGAATGTTGTGATTACCCCGCTAAAGTTGCCCTTTTCTTTCTAAAAACCTACCATCCTGCCTATGCCTCTCTACAGCACTTTCTGTGCGCGCTGCCAAAAGCGGGATACGATCTATCGTCCAATCTCAGGACGGGATTCTATCCCCCTGTGCTCTTGTGGGGAGCAGGCTTTTCGTATTCTGGACGCTCCCATGATTCGTCCTGATATTGAGCCCTATGTTAGCCCAAATGGAACGATTGTGAACTCTAGAAAAGAGCGCCGAGAAGACCTACAACGGGCTAACGCCCTGGAATGGGAGCCAGGAATTGACAAAGACATTGCTCGCCGGAAGCAGGAGAATATTGAAGAGTCTTTCAAACCAATTGCTGCTGCGGTTGATGATACTGTGCGGCATCTTGTAAACGCTGGAAGGTTGGAGAACCTATAATGGAACCTAATGTGCAAGAACTTTCGGACCAGATTGGACAGGAAATTTTCGGGGTGGCAGGTACACCAGAAGTGGAATCCACGGCTATTACTCCTCAACCGGAAACCCCAGTTGTAGAGACCCCTTCTGCTGCCGCCCCACCCCCTTCGCCTGTAGAAGACCTCGCACTTCCAAAAGCCTGGAAACGGGAAATGGAGCCAGTTTGGGCGACTTTGAGCCCAGAGGCGCGAAAGTATATCCAGAGTCGAGAGACTGACATTGTGAAGGGCCTGGACCAATACTCTGGAAGTCACAAAAACTGGTCTAAGCTCATCGAGCCGTATCAAAGCCTTCTGCAAGAAAGCCCGCAGGTTGATCCTGTGCAGCTTATGCAGAATTTGATGAATAATCATTTGGCTATTGTGCGAGCGACGCCGGAACAGAGATGGGGACTGGCGCAAAAGCTGCTTCAGGCTTATGGGATTCAGATTCCGCAGGCGGGAGGGGAGAATTCTGCTCCTATTTCCCCAGTTCTGCCCCCTGAGGTTCAGCAGGCCCTGGGACGAGTTTCTGGAATGGAGCGAAATCTCCAAACCCTCCAACAATCTATGCAACAGCAGGCAATTGCAGAGCAATCAAAAGTCATTGCAGCTTTTGCCGCTGACCCAAAACACAAGTATTTTGAAGAAGTCGGGGACGACATTCTCCGCCTTCTGAAAACTAGCGCCGCAGATTCACTCGAAAGCGCATACGAAATGGCCATTTGGGCCAATCCAGTCGTTCGGCAGAAACTCCTTGATGAACAGATCAAGGCCGCGAAAGCCCCGGCTAAAGCTTCTACAAACATTGTCTCTTCTGGCGAGGGCACCCTCTCGAAAAAGAAAGACAAGACTATCGACGACACAATCCAGTCAATCGTGGCGAAATACACGAATGGCGCACTCTAAAGGAATATAGGAAATGGTTTCCCCCAATGCAATTTTCACGGAAATCGTCACGACGACTTTCCGTAATCATTCGAGCAAAGTGACGGATAACGTCTCGAAGCACAATGCCCTTTATCGAAAGATGAAGATGGGCGGTCGGACTCGAACGGAATCTGGTGGCTTTTCGATCGTTTGTAATCTGGAATACGCGGCTAATTCCACGTATCAGCGCTATAGCGGAATGGAGGCGCTTAACGTCTCGCAATCGGACGTGTTCACTGCGGCAGAGTACAACTGGAGAAACATCGCCCTGAACGTTGTCTCGACCGGGAATGAACTCCGCATGAATGCTGGTCCGCAGCGGATTGCTAATCTGGCCAAGAGCCGAATCCAGAATGCGATTCATACCTTCGCTAATAACTTCTCCTCGGACCTTTACTCCGATGGAAGTCTCCCGAACCAGATTGACGGCCTCCAGAAAATGGTGTCGGATACTGGTATCGGGACAGTGGGTGGTATTGATTCGAGTGTGTGGAACTTCTGGCAGAATGTGGTCCAGAGTGCAGCAGCCCCGTTGCAGGGTGGCGCGGCTATTACCCCATCAGCCGTTACTGGCGTGATGGAAAGCTTGATGCTTCCCCTGTTCATGCGCTTGACCCGGAATGCCGATACCCCCGATATGATCGTGGCCTCGGATGACTATTACCAATTCTTCGAGAATGGTCAAGTCACCCTGAAACGCTACGTCGATGGGGATATGGCAAATGCCGGCTTTATGGCCCTGCAATATAAAAACGTCCCAGTCTTCTTCGATGGCGTTTCTGGTATGGCCCCGAGCCGGATGTATTTCCTCAACACGCAATACCTCGAACTCGTGGTCCACAGCGACGCAAACTTGACCGTGATGGAAGAGGCTAAGCCCTATAATCAGGATGGCGTTGTCGTCCCGATTCTCTGGATGGGCAATATGGTCTGCTCGAATCGGTCGCTGCAAGGCATCGTTAAAGCCTAACTCGAAAGGAAAATTGAAATGCGTCTCGCACCTATTACTGGTCTGTCTGGGCAAGCCCTGGACTTTTCGATCTCTGCTGATTACGCCCCTGGTAATCAGCAGGGTCAGAAACAAAGCTCGTGGACTCCGGGCACGTTTATGGAGGCCGCCCCTACGGATGGGGGGATTGACACCACGGCAAATACCCCGAACTGGGGCCTTTGCGAACTGGTCTATTGCGTCAATACCTCGTCCTCGACCTTTAACCCGGGTCGATTGGTGGTTCTCGATACCAACTTTGTTCTGTCAGATCTTCCGGCGACGGCGAATACGGGGCGACCCCTTTATGTCGCGCTGACCCGCTTTGCGGCGGGTAACGTGACTCGTCAAGGGGGCTGGGTTCTCCGTTCGGGTATCTGCCCGGTCAGCTTCTCCGTTGCTGCGACTACTGGTGCAGTCTTCGGTGGTGCGGCAGGTCAGGCTACCCCGACTGCGGCAGCTGGTCGGCAGATTCTGAATGCTTCAACTCTGATCGCGGCTGCGGGTTCCTTCACCCGGCAGATTGTGACCCAGAGCGGTTCGTCCTTGGTCAAGACTGCGCGGGTCAACGGTCTGTATCTGGGTCAAGCAATCTCTGGTACAGGTATTCCGGGTTCGTCGGTTATTTCGGCCATTGACCCGTCAGGGACGGCGATTCAAATTGGCTCGGCCGTTGGTACTCCAGTGAACGCCACCGCAACGGGTGTTGTGACTGGCACCTTTACCCATACGGGCTTCGGCATCGTCCATCTGGACCGCGCCTTTATGCAAGGTCAGATCACCTAACCTCAACAAATGGGAGGGCAGAGGGGAGACGCCGTTCTCCCGTCTCTCTTCGGGCCTCCGGGCTGCCCTCCCACCCTTTTTAGGAGAAACTAAAAATGTCTCAACAACAGCTTGCGCAAGATAAGCCACCACATGTGGCTTTTGAATATCGGCCAGTCGAGGATCGGAACCAGACGATTGCGACCGGGAAGTATAGTACAAAGGATGTGGCTTTTGCCCGAGTGACTCGGCCGGGATCGAGAGACACTCTTGAGGTCGAGGTCGAAAGTTGGCTAAAGCAGCTTTCGGAAAAGGCTAGGCAGAATCTTTGCCCCCCATCGTGGGCGACCGGATTTCGGGATATGTTCGAAGCTTGGAAGAAGGGGGAAGAACTCCCGACCTCGGGGACTCCTATCAAGGGTTGGCAGCTTTTGTCTCCTGCAGCACAGAATATGATTGTTAAGTCTGGCTTCCGCACGGTGGAGGAACTAGCCGCCGCACCGGATGTAGAGGTTGGGTCGATTGGAATGGGGGCGGTTGAACTCCGCCAGAAGGCCCGCCTGTGGCTGGAAGAGGCTTCTGGACCGGGAAAGGTGGTTGAACGTCTTTCCGCCCTTGAAGTCCAGGCCAGGGCCTTGGCTGAAACGAATGAGAGACAGGCCGCTGAGCTAAAGGCCCTTCGAGCAAAGTACGAGCCTGAGAGCAAGAAATGAACGTTCTGGCTCTTGTCCAAGAATTCTGCGGGAAGAAGACCCTTCCGGTTCCGGGTGCGGTGGTCGGATCAACTGATACTGGAATTGTACAGATTCGCTATATCTTGGCCGAGGCGGTGAGGGAACTGGCGGAATTTTCTTGGCAAGAGCAGGTGGTGGAAAAGACTTTTACTTCTATCGCCGCAGAGAATCAGGGGGCGGTAACGACCCTTCTAGGAGCAGATTTTGTCTCGATCATTCCTGAAACCTTCTGGGACTTGAATGAGGCTCGGCCCATTACGGGGCCAGTGAATGATACCCAGTGGGCGGCGATGAAAGCTATTCCCATCACGGGGCCTATCAACTACTGGCGGATTATTGGGAACCAGCTTCGTATCTTCCCGATTATGTCCGCAGGGCATAGTTTGCGGCTTTCTTATACTTCGAAGTACAGTATTCTGTCCGCGGGCGGAACGTTGAAGGAAAGCATTACTGCGGACGATGATACGTTTCTGATTCCCGACCTCCTGATTGCGCGCTCCCTGGATTATAGATGGAAGCGCCAAAAAGGCGAGCCTTGGGAAGCGGACTATAATGACTTCCTTGGGCTTCTTCCGAAGAAGTTAGCTGATAAAGGGATGCCTGTCCTTTCAATGGACTCTCCTTCAACTGATATCCAGCCTGGGATCTGGGTGCCTGCGGGCAGTTGGCACACAGTATGAGATTTTTATCTGATCCCATTGCGTCGAAGGCCAGGGTTGTTAGGAATATTTCCCTTCAGCTTCCGGCCCCGGTGGGAGGTTTGAATGCTATAGCCTCAGTTATGGCCATGCCACCGAAGGACGCAGTAGTTTTGGAAAACTGGCTTCCATACCCCGACCGTCTTCAAATGAGATTGGGGGCGATAGACCATAAAACTGGCTCTGGTCAACAGATTGAGAGACTTTATAACTACACCTCTCCTACAGGGATTGAAAGTCTCTGGGCTACGACTGATACAGGGGTGTATAATGTCACTGCGGCCGGGGCTTGGCCTGCGGCTGCTATTGCTCTAACGAATGGGACTACGATTGGCTCTATTCTTTCAACCGGAGCTTCAAACTATCTAACTATCGTCAATGGGACTGATACTGCAAAGCAGTATGATGGGACTAACTGGACTTCGATTGCAACTTTCGGGGCTACAGCGACCTCGAACTATTCCTATATCGAGACCTACCGCCAACGGTATTATCTTATAACAAAGAACTCCATGACCCTTTCCTATCTGGGGCCGAACTCTATTTCGGGCGCAGTGACGGATTATAACCTTGGGTCAGTATTCCGCCGAGGGGGTTATCTTGTAGCCCTTGGAACTTGGACGATAGATGGGGGAACGGGGCCTGATGACCATTTAGTGATTGTCACAAATCAGGGTGAGGTTGCCGTTTTCACGGGGTCGGACCCAGGTTCTCTTGCGACTTGGGTTTATAAAGGGACGTACTTTATCGGCCGCCCTCTAGGTCCTCGTCCCCTTTTCAAATATGGGGGCGACCTTCTCTTCCTGTGCGAGAATGGGCTCTTTCCCCTCTCTAAAGCCCTTCTAGTAGCGACCATTGACCGAACGCAGAGCATCTCCCGAAAGATTGGCCAACTCTTCAACGACGCAGGGATGCAGTTTTTTGGGAATGAAGGGTGGGAGATTATGGCCCTTCCAGACACCCCCTTGATTATTGTCAACGTGCCTGCAACCCCAGTGCGGTATCAATTCTGCATGCATGTGGGGACAGGGGCTTGGACCATCTTCTCTGGTTGGAGTGCTCTAACCTTCGCTCGGCTAGGCGGAACCCTGTACTTTGGCGCAGCGACGAAGGTTGTGCGAGTTGGAGGGGGTTCGGACTTTGGGGCGAATATCACCGCTACAATGCTTCAAGCCTACACCACTCTAGGCGGGAGTCGGAATAAGAAGATTGAGGAGATTCGCCCGATCTTTGAGTCGAACGGCCCCTTTTCCTATCAACTTGGGGTTGCGCCAGATTTTCAGCCTTTGGGCCAGACAAACTTCGTGACTTCGGGGCTTTCAGGTTCGGCTGCAATCTGGGGCACGTCGGTCTGGGGCGCAGCAACTTGGACGAATGCAAGCTTTATCGAAAGACAGTGGAGGTCTGTGCCGGACGTGCACTCTGTCTGGAAGGCCCTTTATATCCAGGTTTCGTCCAATACCGCTACTGTGCAATACCTAGGGGCCGATATCTTGGCTAACGCCAGCGGAGCCTTCTAATGCTGGTGTGGAAGAATCCAGCCGAGATTGGGCGCTGGATTCGAGCCCACGGCGGGGGTAATCTTGAGCCTGGAACTTTTAGTGCGATAGGGTATGTCCAGAATGGGGAGCTTGTGGGCGGAGTGGCTTTTTCTGACTCTAATGGCTCCCATTGTCTTGTGTCTATCGCCCTTCTAAACTCTAGATTTCCCCCCTCTCTTCTAAAAGCCAGCCTGTACTACGTCTTCCATCAGCTTGCCCTGCGAAGGGTGACTTTCATCATCTCTGCACGTAATATACGTTCGCAGAATCTAGTAACCCGTCTCGGGGCTAGACGTGAGGCGACACTTTACGAAGCAGGGGTTGAAGGGGAAGATCTTTTAATCTACTCTCTGTTTCCCAGAGATTGCGCAATATGGAGTCGCCTAAATGGGCAAAGATACAACCGCACCACAGAGTCCCGATCCTGCAACGGTGATCCCCCTTCAAGGGCAGGAGAACCGACGGACGTTCGACTATCAACTGAATGGAATGCGGACCAATACGCAGGGTCCGGGCGGAAGCTCGACTTGGAGCAGAGTTCCAACGTTTGATGAGGCAGGATATAATAAAGCTCTGGCTGATTGGAATGCGCAGAGTTCTGCTTCGGCTGGAAGCCCCCCACTTTTATTTGGGGGCGAAGGTGGCGGACCTATTGCAGGTCTTGCAGCGCCTAGAGGGGCAGCTCCGTCCAAGGACCAGTTTACGACGAATAGCTGGACTCTGAAAAATGAACTCTCGCCCGAGCAGCAAGCGCTTTATGATGCGAATACACATAGTCAGATTGGGCAAGCAAATCTTCTAGGAGATGCGACGTCACGTGTGGGGCAGAGTCTTTCGAGTCCAGTGGATTGGGCGAATTTGCCCTCGCTGTCTTCGGAGAAATTGAACCCAGAGGGGATTCGGCAAGACGCCGCGGATTCGATCTATAGCCTCAATACTCGATATCTGGACCCTCAGTTTGAAAGCCAGCAAAAAGGGCTGGAATCTCGCCTTGCGGATCAAGGGTTTAGCCCCGGCACTCCGGGCTATGACCAAGCCATGAAGGATTTTGGCTCGACTCGAAACCAGGCTTATGGGGACGCAAGGGATAAGGCTGTGACTGGAGGCTATGCTGCGGGACAGACGATGTTTGGGCAGAATCTCGCTTCTCAGCAACAGGGGAACTCTGTTCGAAATCAGGCTATTGCTGAGCTTTTGCAGAAGAGGCTCCAACCCCTTTCGGAGCTTAACGCCCTACGATCGGGAAGTCAACCCCAGAATCCGTTTGCGGGTGGAGCGGGTGGAAGCTCTCCAACGCCAAACCTTCAAGGGGTTGATATTGCAGGGCTCTTGGGTCAAAACTACCAAAATCAGCTTGGACAGTATAGTGCTAATGTAGCCTCTAATAATCAAACAACAGGAACTTTGGCCCAGCTTGCGGCAATGGCTGCAATGTTCATGTCGGATGGTAGGTTGAAGGATATTCTAGAGCGAGAGGGCCAGACCTCAAAGGGGATTCCCTTGTATCGGTTTAGGTATAAAGGGCGGTCTGAAATCTTGTGTGGGGTTATTGCACAGGAAGCTGCGGAAATCTGCCCAGAAGCCGTACATCGCCATTCTTCGGGCTATCTCATGGTCGATTACTCAAAGGTGGGCTAAATGGAAGACCCATATCTTAACCTCCCGCCAGAATACCAGGCTCAGATTCGTGATCTGGAGAGAAAGCGCCAGATGGCGATGATGCTCCAGCAGCAGGCATTGCAGCAACAACCGACCCAGGTTATTGGGAATCGTGCGGTTAAAAATTCTCCTTTGGCTGGTATTGCGCAAGTGCTATCGGGGTATCTCGGGCAGAAATTGGGGTCGCAAGCGGATACTGGGATTGCGCAGCAACTTGGAAAGTATCAAGAGGCTGCTAGGGGTGAGGTTAATCGCGTGCAGAGTCTGCCAGAAGATCTTGCTATTCCTGCGGGGCGCTCTAGTCCCTACCCTCAGGCCCAACAGTTAGCAAAAGCTATGTGGGAAGCGCAGCAGAAAAGAAATCAGGCCGGGGCCGAGATTTTAGGCAAGGCAGAGGATGTGCCTGCGGCGATGAAGGCTTTGCAGAGCGGGATTCCGACAGATTATACCCCGCCGCAACCGGCTCCGGTGCAGTTTGGTCAGCAGGGGCAAGCACCCTACGCCATTGTCCCACAGCCGAATGGGAAGAGGGACTTTCACTTCGCCCCAGCCGGAATCTCGATCACCAATGATATGGTGGGGGAGAGGGCTGTGGAAAAGGCTGTGGGGGCAAAGGTTCCTGATGTGGTGGAAGGGGCTAGACACACTATTATGCAGGCTGGAGAAGCGCTCCAGAATGCTTCTATGGTAGCGAAACTGGCGGCGGACCCAGAAGTCACTACGGGGTTTGGTGCGAATCAAGCCCTGGGTCTAAAGGCTCTTGCTGCTAAACTGGGCTTTGGTGGGGAAGAAGGGGTGGCTAAGAGTCAAGCTCTTCTGTCGGGGATTGCGTCGCAGACTCTTGCGGCCTCGGGAGAGTTGAAGGGGGCGATTTCGGATAAGGAAAAACCCTTCTTGGAAGAAGCAAAGGCGGGTCGGATTGCCTATACCCCGGCTGCAATTCAGCATCTAGCAGCGCTCTCGGCGGCGGTTAACCATAATAGGTTGATGGCAGCCCGAGAGCAGTGGCAAGGTGGGGCTAGCGTCAAAGGGGCAGAAAATGCCGCTCAAATGTGGCCGATGCCTCCGGTTAATCACCAGCTTCCGGGGCCAGAATCCGCCTATACCCAACTTCCCCGGGGAAGAGTGCAGTACAATGGCTCGCTTGTAATGCCGCAAGCTGCTCCCGCCAGTCCAGCTCCAGAGCAGAAAATTCTGACCCCAGACCAACTCTCTCCAGAGCAAAAGGCCCAACTTTTGAAGTTGTTGGGAGGGCAGTAAAATGCCGCTGGTTCAACTTCCTGATGGAACTTTGGTCCAGTTGCCAGATGGGCCTAAAGCGCCTCTTCCGCCTAGTGACTTCAATCATCCAGCAGAGCTTTTTCGCGCGTTGAAGGATGAGACGGTTGATAGGGGAAAGTCAGTTCTTAAAGGCGGTGGAAAGCTGCTGGATATGCTGGCAGGTTTTGCGCAGTCGGCAGCTTTTGCTGTGCCTCCAGAAGAAGATATTAAACTAGGGGCTGGGCCTACTAGGAATCTTTTAACAGGAGTTGAGACACCTTCAACTATGACAGAAGGCTTAGGACCGGCTGCTGAAAAGGCTTTCCCAGGACTACCAATCCCAGCGAATCCGAATGTTATTGATAAACTGCGTCAGTATTCGCAAGCGGGGTTTGAGGCTGCGCCAGGAGCCCTTCTGGCCGGGCCGCAGGCGGGGGCTGCAATCCTTCCTTCGATTGTGTCGGGGATGAGCGGGGCTGCTGGTGGAGATGCAGCGGCGGCGGTATCTCCTACCCTTCGCCCCTATGGGCAGCTTGCAGGATCGGTTCTAGGCGGAACTGCAATGGGTATGGCTTCGGCCGCTGCCAAACGCCCACCAGAATCCGAACTAAAGAATCTCCAGACAGACCAAGGACTTTTGACACGCCTAGGGGCGGATAGAGTGGGGCCAGAAGTCTCCCCAGGGGCGGTTGCAAATCAGTCCTCCGCCGCAGCGAATGCGCTGGAAAAGTATCTGGGCCAGCAGGCTTCCCAGACTTGGAAAGGGGAGCTTGCAGGTGCGCCTCCTATCCCCCCTACTGCAGTTGCAGGAGTCTATAAACAACTAAAAGCTGCGGCTTCTTCAACCCCCGTTGAGACAGAAGCGAATGCCTATAACAAGATTGCAGAACTTCTTCTAGATAAACGTGGGGGGCAGGTAAAGACTATTACCGATCCCGAAACCCTTTCTAGGGCGTTGAAGCAGTATAGCCAATTTAAACCTACGCAGAATGCAGCATTCTCGGCAACAGACGCAGAGGTCCGGGCGGCTAGGGCTGCGGAAGAGCTTTTGGGGAATCAGTATTTCCCCCTGGCTCGGGCCGATACAAAGACAGCGCAGTTCCATCAACAGGTTGTTAATCCTTTGAAAGAAAGCCCGATTGGAAGTCTTGCAGACTCCAATCCGTTGAAGTCTGATCCGACTGCGGTGGGGCGGCTTTCTACTGCGGTGAATTCTACGGACCCGCAGGGGGTTACGGACCTTTTGAAGTTGCTCAAGAATCAAGGGGCGAATCCTCAGGATATTGCTAGGGCTATTGTGCAGAAGAGACTTGAAGGTGGTGGGGGGATGCCGGATAAAGCTCTTTTCGGAGCGCCGGCTTCGGCGGAAGAGGGGAGAATGACTGCGCTTTTGAAAGCGGGAGGGGCTGACCCTCAGGCTGTACGTCAGCCTTTGGCCCTTGCCGAGACTTTGGGCCGGGCTTCAAAATTCCAACCGCAGGACATGACAGAATACGGACGGGCTAGTGTTCCTGTGGGGGGTGTTGGTCGTCTTGCTGCCCTTTTCCGTCCACCAGCGTTCTTGACTCGAAATGCAGAAGCACGTCTAGGGGACGCACAATTGAAAGAATTGATGAAAACTGCGACCCCGCAGGAGATGGCGCTTTTGGAACAGCTTTCAAAATTGAAACCTGGGGAAAGCCCAGGGATGCCGGTTGTGACCTCAGCCCTATTGGGAGCCCTCTCCCAGAAACTTAAAAAGGAAGAGTAAAATGCCTTGGAATGGTTCTGGAAGTTATACTCTTCCTCCTGCCTTTAGCCCAGAGGTTAATGGGACGACGATTGATGCGGCTAGATATAATGGATTGACGAATGATGTTCAATCGGGGATAACTGCGGCGTTGGCGAAGAATGGGGAAAATGCCCCTACAGCTAATCTTCCAATGGGGAATAATAAGCATACGTCGGCGGCTGCGGCGAGTGCTACAGGACAATATCTAGTCTATGGGCAGACAGGTGCGGTTTTAGGCGATCTAACAACTACTAATCCAATTATAGCTCCGCTAGGGACGGTAGCATTGCCTGCATATTCTTTTACTGCAGATACCGATACTGGATTTTGGAGCCCAGGGGCGAATCAGGTTTCACTAACTCTTGGAGGGACAGATGTTTCTCGCTGGAGTTCTACACAAACACTATTTCCGCTCGGAAGTGCAAGTAGCCCTTCTCATAGTTTTATTGGAGATTCTAACACAGGCATGTACGCTGCTACAGCGGATATTTTGTCTCTGGCCACTGCTGGATCGGAAAGAATACGCCTAGACTCTTTCGGCAGACTGGGGGGATTTGCATTGCATAATAATGCGCAGCTCCCTTCGGGGACGGCTGTACAATATACTGGAATGTCTGGAACGTATACTCCGACGCTAACAAACGTTGCGGGAATGATTTCTCTTGCGAGCGCTTCGTGTCAATGGATACGAAGCGCTAATGTGGTAACTGTGTCGGGAACTTTTACTGCTGCTTTTAATACTACTGCAGGGAACACAGTTAGTTTTAGAATGTCTTTACCGATTCCATCAGATTTTACTGTGGCATCCAACGCTGGTGGAACGGCGTCTGCTTTCACAAATATTGTACTAGTGGATAGAGCTTGGGCGATTTCAGCCGACGCCACAAATAACGAGGCAACTTTTACCAATCGTTCAACTGGAGTTGGTTCTAGTTTTGACTGCTCGTTCCATTTTACTTATCTGGTCCTTTGATGAAAGGCGATTTTCAACTTATCGACTGGAGAGAGGTCGGGGCTTCGATTGTGGTTTCATTCACAATTGGAGTTTTGAAATTTCTGCACACGATTCAAAGGGGCCGGAGGTTTAAGTGGTTTAACGCTTTCTTCGATCCTTTTATGGCTGTGATGGGTGGGATGCTAGTTTGGGCGCTTTTGGAGATTACTCCCATACCGGATATTGCACAGGCGGCTTTTACAAGTCTGGGGGCTTGGGGAGGGGTTCGGACAGTGCACTGGCTTGAAATACGGTATCTCGGCGGAAGTCGGGCCGAAGATCAAGAATGATGGGTTTCAGGCAGTCGGAATAGCCTTGGCACTGATGCCGCCCGGAGTTGAAAAGGCGGAAATGGTATTTCATGGTCCAGAAACCGACTTTGAGCCAAGAAGCCATTTGGGCTTTGGTCTCTCCCCTGGCCCGGCATAGGCCGATGTAGCCGTAGAGGCAGCAATACCCTTCGGATGCGACTTTAGGGAATATTGCGGGGAATGGGCGGTTTTGCTTCATTCCAAAGTTGCCCAATTTATAGCTAAAAAGTCTTCAAGGGCTTGTTGGTCTGTTTTATACGGGTACTCTGGGTGATTCTTATATTGCGTCTGGTATTCTTCTTGCATGAATGCGATTATATCTTTTGCATCGGCAGTGCAAGTGTAGCCATACTTTCCGGAGCCTAGAGGCTCTGTCCAAGTTACTTTCATTCTGGCCTCTTTAGAAGATGGACCGAACGGGTTGCCCGGTCAATATTGACATAACCTGCCTCAATAAGCCCCCGCAGGATATCCTCTACTTCCTCCACCTTGGGAAAGGTGCGGTGCATGTATTGGTATAGGGTCTGCCACTCGCAGACGCCCCCAGAGCGGACCATGTAGGCCATAATCTGCTCGCCTGCATTAGATTCCTTGGTCATGCCAATCCGGCTATAGACCTTGGGCATGTGGACTTCGAGGGAAGTTATAATGGCTTCAGCCCGTTGGAGGTCGGATAGGGTCATTTCCAGACTATCGCTTTGGGATGCAGATATGACCATTGCGACCTTGTGGACGAGGGTTTGCTTCCGGGCGATGTAGCCCCCGATAAGGGTGGGATCGAGTTGTTTCTTCTCGACCTTGTGGAAGTTCTCGTACCAGTTCTTCCCCCATTCTAGGGCTTCGGGGGTCATTTTGAACGGGCCCTTTAAGAGGGATATGCGTTCAAGATCGCGGGTGAGCTTTCCCTGACGTTCGGGAAAGCCCTCGGGAAGGTGCATCCAGGGATAGGCGATATAACGGGCCTTTTCCTCGCCATAGACGAAAAGCATGCGGGAGGTCAGACCTCCTCCGATCAAATATCGGGGCATATTCTCTGCAATCCACGCGGGGGTGGTGCAGGCTATCATATTAAGGCAAGGGGTTGGGATTATTAGCTCCCCATCTTTCCGAGTCCTTTTCCGCATTTCCCGCCCATCCCAGATATGAACGAGTTGGTCCACCATTTCAGTATCTTTTGGATTCAGGGTGATGCCGAATTCGGAAGAGTTTATGACAAGGGCGGATTGAGTTATCTGGAGATCTTTGTCGATATCGACGGTTTCCCCGACCCCGGCAAAGGCGTCATAGAGGGCCTGCCATGTGACTGTCGAGGGGCCGAAATTTATCCCAGGGACATTTTTCAGAAGTTGGACTAGGCCCAAGTCGGCCGTAGAGGACTTTTGGATAACGCCTGGAGGAGCGACTAGAAGAATATAAAGGTTCGGGAACCATTGGAAGGTGCCCATAGGGAGCCAGACCCTGCGGCGGAGGGCGGCTGCGATTGTTCCTACTCCTACCCAGAAGTAAAAATAGTCTGGAGCCTCCCCCCATTTTGTATTCTCGACGAATTCTGAGAGCCAGTCTGGGAGTTCACGCGGGGTTTTGGAATCAGTTGGCATCAGTAGCTACATGGACTGTTAGGTAGAGAATGACTTCTCCGGAAAAAAGCGACTCTTTTACCACGAAGAAGTCGTCTGTGCGGGTTAGATGGTAACTAAGCTCTTGCGCCATGTCTTCACGTATTGCTCGCATTAGCTTTTCGATATCTCTACCTCGAATTACATTGATAGTTCGGCGAATGCAGTAGGTCTTCATTTGCAATCCCCCCAAGATTTTTCGGAACAGTTTATCCCTACAGGGATGATAAGGGGATCGTCGTAGGGAATGGAGACTAGGCCGCATTTTTCCAGGGTCGTGATTTCCTGTTCTCGACGCGAGGTCAGAAACTGCCCTGCGAGGGAATCGTGAACCTGGATCAAGAGCTGGATGGAAGTTTCTTGAGCTTGTTCAAGCGAATCGACTCGGATAAGAGCGCGGTTAATGACCCCGGCGACGGTAGATTGGGGGAGCCATGCGAGGCACTCCGGGAGATCGAATCTTCCGAGAATGTTGAACTTTGCTCCGAAACGGTTTTGGATGAAGCCTCGGGTCTGGGCTTGAGTTTCAGTACGCTGGTGCCATTGCTTAACTCCAGGATGAGCGCCAAACCATCGGGAACGGAAAAGTGCAGCTTCCCGGACACTAATCCCCAGGCTTTGGGCGAGTTTGTAGTCACCCACGCCATAGTTTGTGGCGTGAACTCCCATTTTTGCTTTTGCTCTATTAGATTCCCCGATACGTCTTCGATGGTCGTGATAGTTAGGGTGATCTTCTGAAAGTTCATCATAGGGGATTCCCTTTATGTCGAAGATATCGCAGGCGTTGAGGGAATGTAGGTCGAGGTTCTTTCGGAGGGCGAGTTTTAGGTCGGAATCATCGGCCTCCCAGACTACGACCTGGAGGTCAGCCCGGTCTAGGTCCATATCGAAGAAGGTATAGCCTGGATCGGGGATGAAAAGTTTTCGGATGTTGGGCAAGTGGAGGTTGTCTTTTCCCTTTACCTTGATTTTCTCTGCTGTGGGAATATTTTGTAAGTTCATACCCGATCCGAACGCATTTTCGGAAGAAGAAAAGCGAAAGGTCGTTGGCCCGGCAATCGAAAAAGAGCACCGCATACGCCCATCGGAGTCTAGAGAGGCGTCGATAAAAGTATTTAGAAAAACGCCGACGGACCTTAACTCTGCGATGGTTTGGCATAGGGGTTGGAGGACTGGATTTCGGTTTGCAATAGTTTGTAGGGCGGGGCTATTTGTGGTGGCAGCATCGGTGGCGAGAGAATGGATCGCCTTTACTCCGAGGTCGTTATAAAAGAATTTTAGAAGTTGTGCCGGGCTGCGAGGGTTTAGTGGGTGGCCGGCCATGAAGTCAAGATTCTGCTGGAGGCGAATCTGAGCTGTGATAAGTTCGCCCTTTAGGCCGGTTCCGGTTTCTAGGACGGGGTTCCATGTCCCGCGGGATTGGGTGTCTAGGCGGATTCCTCGATTCATCATGCGGAGAACGGGGCCGAATAGACTCTGTTGGAAGTAGAAATGCTCGGAGGAGTTTTGAGCGAGTTGTTCTTCTACAATCCGTTCCCAGATTTCGAAGGTGATGCAGGCATCCTTGCAATTGTAGGTCCAGAACTGCTTCTCCCCGACAGCAGGGTCCCATTCTTTGATTTCATCTTTCCAGTAGACATGATCGTGGGCGTACATGGAGGAGAGGAAGTCCAGGCCCTTCCGCATGTTGGAGTAGATGGAATGGTGGCCGATCATCGTGTCCCAGACCCGGCGAGGATAGACGCCCCAGAAGCGGTGAAAGTATTGACAATCGTATAGGAAGTTTTGGCCGATCCAGTTTATGTTGGGGTGGGTCAGGAGCCGGATTATCAAGTGGACGAGAACAGACTCTTGAGCTTCGGGCCAATAGAAAGGATTGTTCCGGTTGAGTTCCAGGAAAGGGATGCAAAAAGCTCTGGTTTCGGATACGGCGATGCCGATACAGGCGATATGTCCCAATCTGGTTTCGAGGTCGCCAGACAAGATGAGGGTTTCCGTAGCTTTTTCTGCCTTATCAAGAAGCTCGGTGAGCCACTGCAATGCCTCTGAGAACGAAGGATTGATGGAGAATTGGTATTCACGAGGTTTCTGTCTTCCTTCTAAAAGGGCTAGGGCGCGTTTGAAGTCGATTAAGAGGACGGGGGAGAGGGCGGGTTCGCGTAGAGCTGCAGCAGGATGGATGGAGGGGATTAGGATGGAGTCCTTCCACCGCAGTCTGGACCCGCGCCACTTTTGAATACCGGAGTTCCCGGTCAAGGCCCAGAGGGGGGTATTTCCGAGGGCGATTATGATATCAGGTTTGACTTCTTCGAGTTCTCTTTCGAGCTTCTCTAGTCCGGCAACAACATGGGGGTGAGCCCATTTCCCGTTTATATGCTTCCATTCGTGGGATGGAGGGGTTTTTCGGTCGGAAAGCCATTCCGACATGTCATTGTCTGGGGGGCGGTGATTGCAGACGTTTGTGATAAAGCAGGAGGTTCGAAGAATCCCGGCTTTTTGGAGGAGGGAAGATAGAAGGGCACCTGATGGTCCTACAAAGGGGAGGCCCTGTAGTTCTTCTTCTCGACCTGGGGCTTCACCGATGATGGCGATTCGGGCGGGGATTGGGCCGGTGGGTTTTATTTTGAGGGCTCCTGCTGCTCATCGCCGTCGTTGGGCGTCTCAAGCCACCATGCACACGCCGCCCTCGTCGGAACAAGGCGCAGTACGCCAACGCGCTCAAGAAACCAGTCCGGGTATCCATCCGCTTGAAGCTCAGAAACAAGCAAGCCCATCTGAGGAATCTCCTCTTTCCATCCCGCGACTGTCACGTCCATCCACTTCTTGCCGAGCGCATAGCCGTTCGTTCGCGGGTCTGGGAGCGCTGAGCCGGTTGACTCATGCCGGTACATCGCAAGCGCTGCGGCCTCGCTGAAGTCGGCGGCTTTGTAGTCGCAAGCAAAGCGCTTGTATAGCTCGGCCATGCGGCGCCACTTCTTCCCGATCCTTGGTGCGCGTACAGAGACGCCGTTAGCGCGCTCGACTGGGATTGGGCCGATGGGTTTTATGGCTTTTTCTCCAAGAAAGGGTTAGTCCCCTTTGGCGTGTGGGTTGATTTTAACAATTCAAGAGCAGCTACTGGGTAGATTTGTACTGAGCCAGGGTGCGCAATGGATTCGACAGCATAGCCTTCTGGTGTTAGAGTTGTGCTATATTCGCCAACTATTACGCCTTCCCAGGCGGCTCCGCTGCGTTTTCGGACTAAATCTCCACGTCTCATTTCTCTTTCTCCTGAAAACAGATAAACTCCGGCCCCCGAAACCTGACGGCGGTGAAAATGGGCTCGGGGAACTTTGGCTCTAGATTGCAGATTTCGGAGTTTTCGTAGACGTGACGGAATCTGCATTTCGAACAGGGAGGGATGGGGGGTGGAGTGGGGTTCATACTGGAAAAGCCCCCGAAGGGGCTTGGAGGGATTAGGCTTTCGTGACGGCTTTAACCTCATCCAGAATAACCGGACTTCCATCCGAATTGGTCAGGCCCTCGGGGTGGGGCTTTTGGACGATCTGAATTCGGAGGAATTTGCCAATGCAGGCGTTCCAGGGCTTGCCGTTGGCGTCGCAGGCTTCACGGAAGCGGCCCAGATTCACATTCACGTTCGGGCCGACTTTAGGCTGGCCAGAGGGCTCAGCGTCGTACATCAGACCATAGGTAAAGACTTCCTTCGATCCGGTGCCGTGTTCTCGGGTTGCGAGGTATTGGGGGTCGGTCACTTCAATCTGCACATCGAACCGATTCCAGGCTTCGCCTGTGCGATCACCTTTTTTGATGGTTCCAGTTTTGTGCTCGATTTTCATGACTTGGCCCAGGGCTTCCCCCGCAGGACGGGGATCGCGTCGGGTGGCATTCTCGGGAACGGCTTCGTTCATAAAAGCCACGGGGTCAAAAAGACGGGACATAGAGGTTTCCTTTTTCAGTTTGGGGAGGGTTAAATCCCCTCTAGCGTCCCCAGGGCACTAGAGGTTGGGGTGATTGTAGGGGGAATGGGCTAGGGTGTCAAGGGGTTTTTGGAAGATTACTTGATGCCTTTTGTAGCCAGCGCTCGGCGATCTTCCCATTTTTGGAAGATTTGGTCGAAGTCGGCAGGGAGTTTAGAGGAAATCGGAAGGTTTCGAGTTTTAACGTCAGCCATAGAATTGGCCGTGTCCCAATGGAAGGTGGAGCCTTCGCGGGCCGTTAGGATTACGTCGGAGAAGAGGCTCGGAATCTGGGCAGTGATGGCCTTGCCCAAGGCCGACACCATGAGTTTTAGGCCCCCGGAGATTTGGTCAATCTCGCGCTCGACGTGGGCGATGAGGACGAAGTGGGCGTTGCAGCCGGAGGTTAGTTTGTGCAGGAGGTTCATGACGAGGGATTGCGCAATGCCCCATTCGGCCATGTCTTTGATGGGTTTTGTTCCGACCACGGTATCGAGAGCGATGCGGTTCAGGGCGGAGAAGGAGTCAATTACAATGACTCGGGAATTATCCCATCCGTCTACGGGGCCGTATTTCTGGCCAGTTTTTTGGTCAGTGAAGTCATTCAACTGGGTTAGAAGGGCGGACATTTGGTTCGACTGGGAGCGCTTTATATCCTTCATCTTTTGAAGGGCGGCGAGGTCGAACTTTCCGATGTTTTCCGAGGATTGGAAAAGTTGGTCGAAGCCCTGACTCTTGGGTTGAAGGTAATGCCAGTGGAGGTTATCGGGGATAGGCTTTCCCTCGTCGGAATAGGCGCCGATCAGAGTCTCTAGCCCGGGTTCGAGGAAAAGGCAGAAAACTTCAACCCCGGCCGAGACCAGGGTTTTGATGGAGTAGGTTTTTCCGGTGCCGGAAGGGCCCATTAGAAGGACGTTGAAGCCGGGGTAGGTGGTGATGGGGGAAGAAGCCATTTTATATGCCTTTGGGTTTCGTAGAGAAGGAGAGTTTTATCCGCATGGAGAAGTTGAGCGGCGAGGGATTCTCCGTTGGGTTTGTCCCACCAGGAGAGGGGCTTGAGGAAGGAGCCGGGGCAGCCTCCGTATCCTGCAATGGGGCCGCATAGATCGCAGGGGACGCGGGCTGCCATCCATTCCACCCAGGCGAGGTCCACACGGCCCCAGGTCTGGCCGCAGGTTGGGCAGAAATAGGCAATGCCGCCTTTGCCGCTCCCCGCGCTAGTTCCGCAGCGAGTAAGGATTTCGTCTCGGAGAAAAAAAGTTCGCATTCGACTAGGAAGGTGGGGATGTTGGCGGGGGATTTTCCCCGGACTATTTGTGAGGCGTCGTAGAGGAGAGTGGCGCAGAGAGCGAGGCGTTGTTGGAGGAATAGCTCTCTTCTAGAGTGTTCCATGAAAGGCCTTTAACCACGGAAGTAGCCTAGAAGGAAGGGGATGACAAGGACGGTGACGATTAGGACACAGACTAGGCCCAAAAGGGGGAGGATGGATGGAGACTTCAAGGGGCGTTCAATCGGAGAGGCATATTCTGCCGGGGATTGGCAGGTCCGTTTGAAGCGGGAATAAAGGTGGTAGGTTTTGAGGGGGGTCATTGCAGTTTTCTCTCCCTAGCAATCTCAAGATATGCGTAGCCAACTTGTTTTAGATTTTCTGGGTCGGCCTCAAAAGAATCTGTGATGATAAATCCAGCCGGGAAACTGTCTTTTTCAAGAGGTATGCACATTATAGTTACGTGGACTGTATGCCCCCAGATTTTTGTAAGATTCGTGCAGAGGGTGTCATGGGCTTCTTTTACCTGTGGCAAGGTAAGTTCATCAAATTCTTGTAAGGTCATTTTCTACTCCACAGGAAATATTGTTCTTCCATTTGGGTAAAAAGACCTTCATCCCCTTTTTCTATGAGAGTTTGAAGAAACTTTTCTCCCAAAAAACTCGAACCATCACAGAAACAAGGGCCATCTACTAGGTCACAATTTTCTCTAGAAGGTTGGGATTCGTGGTTAGGGGCTTTTTGGTGGATATCGACTCCAAAGGCTTGGGGGTGGTGGAATAGAAAGGGGAATCGGCTATCTAGAGGTTGACTATTAATCTCTTCTTGGACATGAGAAAGATGCCAGTTTGTCCCTATAGAAAAAGAGAGCCCTTGCCCTTCTTCAGTGTTTTTGATAGTGAAACGGATGTGGACGCCGTGAACTCCGTAGTTTTTTTTTGGGTCAGGATGGCGTTTGTCGTAAGCAGGATCAAAAGTCACCTTTCGGATAAATTGAGAGGTCATTTTTTATCCGCCCTTTCTTGTGCAGCTAGGTCAGAATAGCCAAGGGGGTAGCGCTTTTGGAGTTTTTGTTGATTCCAAACTTGGAGTTGGGAGGTTGTGACTCCAAGAAGAGCTGCGTTGGCATTGAGGCTTTCTTCAATATGGTCTATTTTCTCTTCAAGATCTTCTTGAAGGCCTTTTAGGGGTTTGTTGTAAATCCAAGCTTTTTTCGTGAGGTCGAGAAGGCTGCCGCAGTCACGGAGAAGTAGGATTGTGGAGAATCCTGCGTGCGTGTGCCCATTATAGAGGGGAGGGGCTAGACCGTACAATGGGGGAAAGTTTCGTGCTCGTATCCATGCTTGCCGGAAGTGTTCTTTGTAGAAGCAGAGGTCGCCAAGTTCTTCGAGGGCGTTTTCTCGGGAATTGGCGTAGGTCAGTTCGATGGCCTCACCCATAAGGCCTGTGGAGGCGTGGTGCAGGTTTTCTGCATCAGTCGAGAGCCACTTGATGCGGGATTGGACGAAAGAAGGATAATCAGTCATCTAAATTCCTCAAGTTTTTGCATGATGGATAGGGCTAGGGTTGAGGGGAAGTTTCGATGGTAGGTGAAAACTGTGGACCAGATTAGGTCGAGTTCTTTCAGGGTGAAGATGTTAGAGAGACTGGGCGGAGTCTGATTCGCGGGGAGCATCAGATTCTTCTCGGGTAACGGGGTTCCAGATTCTAACGGCATAGTTTCCTCCGGTGAGCCAGGGCTCGGGGTTAGGGGATGTGCAGGGTTGTTTGAAAAGGCAGCCGCCATAGGCGGTGCAGGATTCGTTGAGGGCTACGTCCCAATAACCGTCTTTCCAGCAGGCGATGGCCCTTTTGATATCGCGGACGGCTTGAGTGTGCCATTCTTGAATATGGTGGTCGGTGCGAGTGGTGAGGGCTTGGGCGTGGTTGATTTGGGTCTTTAGGAAGGCTATGCCCCGGACAACAACTTGAGTCACGGGAATGCCATAGGCCCGGGCAGCCCAGGTGTAGCCAGAGAATTGACTGCGCCTATCCCATTGTTCAGCCCATGAGGCGCCAAGGGCAGAGGTCGTTTTATCATCATAGATCGAAAGCGCCCCGGCATAGGTTGCGATCATGTCGGCTCGGCCGGAATAGATGATGGGCTCCCCAGTCTCGGGATGGAGGAGGTCAGGGTCTAGGGGGAGGGCGAAAGAAAACTCGACCATTGGGCCAGAGCGCCCCATGAAGGGCTGCACGGGGTCGGTTTCAAGGGGGAAGGCGTGGAAATAATAGGCAAAGGCTTCCATGAGCCGGGGAAGGCTTTTGTTTTCGTAGCGCTTGGGGACTTCGAATGAGCCATAAAGGCGGATGAGTTCCTTTAGCCCGAGGGCCTGGGCATCTTCGGGGGATTTTCCCTCTTTATAGAAGGCGAGGCGGGCTTCTTCTAGCGCTCCGGCCCAGGCTTTTCCCGCGTGAAGATGGATGGAGGGAGAAGTGTGCTTAAAATGACGCATGTACTCCCAGGAGAACCTTCTAGGGCACTCGACAAAGGACGAGCGCATTGTGTTGTCCCAGACTAGGGGAAATGGGGGGCGGGTCATCTAACTCTCCACACTCTTACTTCTTTGTCGTTTATCTTTTTGGATGTAAGTTCAATATTCAAACGCTTAGCGGTAGTGGAGACTGAATTTCTTACCTGTAAGGGAATTAGTACAGAATCTCCAATTTCCATTTCTCGCATTGTTTGCAAAAACCCGCCTCTTCTGCGCGGTATTGGGATATTTTTTTCAATTTTGAATTCAGATCGCATTTAGGCTCTCCTGATGGCGGATTTAGAAGAAGTCAATTTCGCCCTCTTTCCGGTCATCGGCTTTGCGTTGGGTTTTTAGGTTGGAGTTCGCCCGGAGGATGAAGGTTTGGAGGTCTTCAAGGGGGACTTCTTCCCCGGATTCGATTCGGGAGCGGAGAAGAAGGGCTTCTTCTTGGACGGGGGTTAGAGGGGCGGGGTTCATTTTTTAGACAGCCGCCAGTGAGAAGGTTTGGGCAGCCCTTTGATTCTCCCTTCTATAAGAAGTTCTTTTATTGTGGTCCAACAGCGTGCCACAACTTGTTTTTTTCCTGAGTAGAATAGAAAATCTACTGTTGTAGTCTTATCTTTAGGGCAGGTTTCGAGTGGTTGCCAACCTATTTGATCTTTGATTGGAATATCAGCCGAGAATTGTGTATGATCGCAGATTTCGTCATGAGTGAAGCACACCCATTCCAGGCTTTTGGGGGTGGGCTCGGAATAGCTCAGGCCCCCGAATCTATTGTAGGAAAACCCTTTGGGGAGGGGCGGTCGATAATCTTTTTTAGGCTGGGCTTCTTTTGGAAGGGCGGGGCCTAGGTTGAGGGAGACGGGGGGAATTGAGGAGAGGGATTTGAAGGAAGGCATTTTTAGACTCCGAAATGGGCTCGACAGCGAGCCGGTGAGGGAAGGGATGGTCGGATTGAATGGTTCTAAGGGCTTCTTCGGGGGAGATGGCCCAGATGGCTTGTAGGGGGACGGGTTCGATTCTTGTAAACTCGAATGGGGTTCCGTCGGGGAGTTTGGACTTTTCTGGGATGCGGTCCAGACGGTAGGCTTGGAAGGGTTTCATGGCCGGGACAGCCTGTGGGCTTCTTGAATGGCGTGGATGATGGCGTAGGCCATTACGTCGCTTGCGCCTCTGGCCCAGAAGCCGGATTCAAATGGGGTGACTTTTGCAATTCGGGCGCGGTAGCGAGGGCCGTGTTTGAAGGGGCCTTCTAGCTGAATCTCACCATAGGTTTCTGCGACAGCCCAGATTCCATCGAGGGGGAGGGCATACAGTTCTTCGTCAGAAAAAGTCGATCTGACGGTCGTCGCCTTTTGCGGGCTTGGCGGTTCGGTCTTTGGGTTTTGATCGGGACTCGGCGGCGAGGTAAGAGACTCGGGTTGATGCGACATAGCGGCGGACCTCTTCTAGAGTGGGAATTTCCCCCCGGGCTGCGCGAGCCTGGAGGGAGGCAATTTCGAGCTTGGATAGAAGGTTAGGGTTTGAGGGTTCCATTGTGGAGGTCTGAGAGATCGGCAGAGACTGCCTTCGCAGCGACGGTCATGGGGCCGCGGATGAATTCCGCGGTTTCAACCTGGGTGCAAAGTTGTTTCAGGCATTCGTCAGCCATCGAAAGCCATTCGGTTTCGGACCCATTGCGGATCATACCTGGGGCCTTTTTGACAAGAATGGTCATGACACACCAAAGCAGAGCGCGCACAGCATCGTAATCTTGTCTGGCGTTGGCAGCTTCCAGCATTTCACAGCTGCGAGAGTTTTCATCCTGGTGCATGAGGGGCTTTCAAGAGAAGTCTAGGGGTAGGCAGGAAGTGCAGTAAGGGACTTCGAGCCTTGTGCACTTGGTGGGCCATTTGCCCGAGTGAGAGAGTGGAACAGAGTTTCTAAGAGGGTCTAGGACCTGAAACCTTCGCGCGCCAGAGGGGGCGGTTTCGACGGAGAATAGACCTTTGAAAAAATATTTCTGGTGAGCACAGCGAGAGCAGAAAAGTTCTTCAACATGGGCCTCATAGCCCGTGTGGGTCCAGGAGTTTTCCCCGGTCCATAGGGAGGATTTTCTCTGAGGGGGGAAATTCCCACGGGACAGAAGATCGGAATGGTATTCCGCTTCGATATCGGCGAGGAAGGGATCAGGGGTCATTCTAGATCCTGCCCTTCACACAATGCTAGAAAGCAAAGAAGCATGAATGACTCTTCTGGTTCAACCAGAAGAGACGATCTATCTAGAATATTTTGTTCTGTTGCATTCCTTATATCTTGCAAATCAAACCACTCGTCCATTGACGTGACGTGTACAAGCCCTTTTTCTGTGGTGAGACGACAAGCAATATGATAGAAGTTCATGGCAGTCTGTTGAAGAGGTCTTCGGCTTCCTCGTTTAGGGGAAGGGCTTTAAGGGCGGCGGCAATTTCTTTCGCTGCAGGGTCTTCGGACCGTCTGGACAAAAGGACGCCCTCGGGTCTGGGGGCGACTTTTATCGAGTCGGCTAAAAGGGAATTTCCCTCACGGCGCAGGGCTCGGGCGAAGGCCCACAGGGTGCATTTCAGGGCGTGAGGGTGGGATGTGGGGATGAGGAAAGAACCCTGAGCCTGGGCCGTTTGGAAGGCTTGTAGGAACTCAGGGGGGAAGCGAGAGGTTGTGGAAGGGGAAGGCATGGAGGGAGTATAGGTTAAGGGTTGCCCCGTGGAGAGAGGGTGTACCCGTGGTGGCCCCATGAATTTGGTAACTAGACGTTACCAATCCCTCTCAACCGAGAAGTGAACGCCTGCTAACCCCCAATTCTGCCCAGGTGGCTTCGACAGCGCGCTCACCCTTCCATAAAACCCCTGCCCCATCCCGACTCGGGCGGAAGGGATCACCATAGGCATGAGGGGACGGGAATATCCCGTTACCCCACCGACCAAAAGGGCAAAGGTGCGGTCTTCGGATTGGAAGGAATAGCCCGCATAGACCGATGGCCGGGAGAGGGAGTTTCGGTATATCCCCCCAGTCAGGCCAGAGGGGGCGATGGCGTAGATTCCGGGGTTTGTGTTGTTCAACCCAGGGTCAGTATGCCATGTGCCGATATGAAGGCCCAGGGTCAGGCCAGTGGCGAGAAGGGTTTCGAGCATGAGGGTTCTCCTAAACGTTAACATTAGGCCCTTGTTCCCAATCGCTGCGCCAAGCTGTGCGCTGTTTTGCGATGCTCGGCAGCGGCTTTCAGTATGTAGTCTCGAATAGATGCTGCAACACCCTCTGCGCGGCGTTCGCATTCAGCCGCTTTGCGCTTGGCTTCTTCTAACCTTTTGCGCAGTTCCCGAATTTCGCTCTTGCGCACTATTGCCTCTTAAAACCAAAGGTAGACTGCCCGCCAGAGACGGACCCAGAGGGAGGGGTTCTGCTCTCGGGTTTTCGGCGGAGGAGGGTATTGGCGCGCGGTTGAGGGATATTCCCATTCATCATTCGCGGTGTAGGCTTCGTCTGTCTCGAAGCTTGGGGGAAGGGAGCGAAACTCCGGTTCGGACATACAGATTCCCATTGCAGGACTCCGATTAAGGGCGGGGGAGGCTCCCCCTAAGACCCATTTTAGTGCAGGCCGGGCGCTACTCCGGCTGTATGCGTCCGAAGTGTCGATTGTGCGATACCCTAGGATAGATCGCACAATCGATTGACTGTTGGATGCCGCGTGTCTGCTTTCCACGCCGCTGCACTAAAATGGGGCCACATGGCCCCGGGGGATTAGAAAATGTCTGAGTCGTCTTCTTGTGCTTTCTTCGACAGCTTTTCGGCGCGAGCGGCTTGACGGGCGGCTTTGACTTTGGCGTAGGCTGCTTGGAAGCGGGCCGTTGCCTTGAGCTTGACCTTTTGTTCGTCGGACAGGGCCGCGTACAGGGCCGCGGTTTCGTCCAGGGTGAGGGTGTATTCCTTGCCCTCGGCCTTGGCGCGTTCCTGGCGGAAGATGTGGGCGGCTTCGGCTTCGATTGAAGCTTCGGGACTAGAGACTTCGCGCTCGGCAACCCAGATTCCCTTTTGCAGATCTTCGAGGCCCTTCAAGGTCTTCTCGCGCAGGGCAGCGGGGGTGCGGCTGCCACCTTGGAGGGAAGAACTGTAGGACTGAAGGCGAGCGATCACACCCTTAGCAACGGCATCCGGGAACAAGGTCTCGGGCAGGCTTGCAGGCTGGAAGGTAATCGGGTCGATCCCTTCGCCGAAGTCAACACGAACGGACTTGTCTTCTAGCACGGTGAAGGACATTTGGCGGGTTTTGGTCTTGGGGGCTTTTTCGTCGGACATGAGGGTTCTCCTAGAGGGAAAAGAGGGCGAAAGCGTCGCCCTGGCGCTGGCGGTTAGGCCGGTTCGTAGAGGGATTGGAATGCGTTGCGGGCTTGCGCCACTGCGCCTGCGATTGAGCGCTGGCTGTAGAGGAAGGATGCGGCGCAGCCGGTCAGAGCATCTTGAACGCCCACGACTTCGCCCGATGCAGTGTCGATGATGACGCGCAGGGGGCCGATAACGTAGTGTTCGAACATGGTAAGACCGGGGATTGATGGGTAGAGGGCTGCGGTTGCGGTGTTCATGTTGATTATTCTAGTAGGGGTGGAAAGAAAAGCAAGGGGGTGGACTAAGGATAAACCCTAGGTTTTGCCAAATACAGCCACCGGCCTCTATCTAGATCGTGCACGACTGGGGCGAGGGGAAGGCGCAGGTAGCGGGCTAAATGAAGGGCTATAGCCTGTGGCCTGGGGGTGCAGAGGGGGGTACCCTCACACGATAGCCAGTAAAGGCCCTGAGACGTTTCTAGGTGGGTTCTGAAGGGTTTCATGATGGGTGCCTATTGAATGCGAAGGGATTGCAAGACTTTGGCATCGTCAGCAGGCTTGCCTGAGAGGTAGGCTAGACCGGGCTTCTTCCATTCGGTGACGATGCCCCGGTCCCTAGACTGGCCTGAGAGGGCTAGGCCGAAGGACAGGAACAAGCCACGGAACTCCTGTGCGCTTGCGGCAGATGCGAAGGCGGCGATATTGGACGTGGGGATGGTGAGGGAGGAGATAAAACCGTGGTGGCCATCCTGGGTGAGGTTAAAGCCCGCGCAGTAGTGGACGGTGAGGGTTGCAGCGCCGCCGGCTTGGATGTAGTTCCAGATTGCACGGGCGAGGGTGGCAATAGACCGGGTTATATCTTGCCAGGCAATGGAATTGACGACGGACAGGCTGACTTCGAGATTGACGGGGGGAAGTTTAGACCTGGGGCGAAGACGTGCGGGAAGGGGATTGGAGGAGAGGCAGAGGGAAATAATCCATGCTCCTCCTGCAACGGCGGGGCGAGGGGCGCCCAGTTGGAAGTGTGAGGATTCAAGGCGGGCCTTTGTCTGGTTGAATTCACGCAGGGCGTCGGAATAGGTGGCGGTCGAAAGCATGGTGGGGAGGGAGTCAGTGATCCCGGCCCAGGTTGAGGGGAATTTTCTTTGTAAGTTGTCCTGAAAAGCTTGTTGTGCAAGAGAGGGGGTAGATTGCGCTTCACGGATAAGGTCAAGCCATTGAGACCATGTGCCTTGGAAGCGAAAGAAGCGCTTTGTGCCTTTGAAGTGTTTGTGATAAGGGCTTTGCACGTCAACGTCGATTGACGACAGGCGGGCCATGACAGAGGGGGAGAAGCGGGCCATTTTCAACCTTTCAGGAATGCGGCAACCGCGGGAAGGCGCAGGACATCGGCCCATGAGGAAACGAGAGCGCCGCGTTTGCAGGTGCGTTCAAGGATCAATCCCCGAGCCATGCCTTGTTGGCAGAGAAGGGCGCCGCGAGCCGTTGCGCGGGGGGTTGCGATCACGTCCAGAATCTGTTGCTTATGGGCGTAGTCCCGAATAGCGCGTACTGCGGCGAGCCAAAGGGAATTCCCATTTGAGAGGGCTTCCTCGATCTTGGCGTCAATCTGCCAATCAAAGACCACGAAGCGGTCGAGAAACGCACCGTCGAGACGTGCACGGCCAGAGTATTGCATTGTGGCCCCTGAGCCGTCAGTGTTCGCGCCCACAACGCACATGAAGCGTTCGTGCTTGCGGACTAGACCATCAGGGAAGGCGCAGGAACCATTCGCAAGGGCTGCATTAAGGACTAGGGCCGCTTCTGCCGCGCTGGCGTCGAATTCATCGAGAAGAATCAACCCGCCTTTCTCGAACGCATCACGGAACTGCGTTCGAACGTAGCGAGAATGGGCGTCGATGTAGCCCAGTAGTTCGTGAGTGTAGGAGATTGCGCCTTGGAGATGGAATTCCCGGTCAAGGGCTTTTGCGGCTTGTTCTGCGGAATGGGTTTTTCCCGAACCCGCAGGGCCGACCAACATGCAATGCAGGCCAGCGCGAAGGGAGAGAATCAGGTCCGGGAATTGGGGGTGCATCGTCCCTTCAATCTTGACCGGCTCGGGCTTGTCCGGGAATTGAAGGACAACAGGGCGTAGGTTGCGAAGGGCTTCGAGTTCAGCCCGGAGATTTTGTTCGAGAACAGCCCGGCCCGCTTGTTCGCGTTGCAGACCCTCAGTGACCCATGTGCGTTTTGCGTATTCGGAAAGGTCGATAGAGGCAACTGGCGTCGGGCACTGCGCCTTCGGCGCCTCAACAAAATCTTCCCAATCCTTCGAGTCATATTGTGGCTTCGGGGGAATATGCCCCGCTTTCAACTGGGCCACGATCTCTATAACCTTACGCGCGGTTTCTTCTCCTCTGTCGCAGATTCTGTCGATCAGCTCAGTCTTCGTCAGCCCGTTCCGGAAGGACAGTCCTACCGTCCGTGCGCTGGTGAAGAGATGAACGACCAGAACCTGTTCGAGCGCAGCGCGATAGGTGGGCATTTTGTCTTGGGGTGGAACGGGGGGATTTTGGGGTAGAGGTTCGCCCTCTGCGCGGACGAGGGCTTGTTTGTAGGCTTGTTCGTAGGTCAGACCACGAATGCCGTAGCGCTTTGCGGCTTCTAGTACTGCGGCAGAATTCCGTGTGAAGGACGGAATGACAAACCCGCGCCCTTGCACAAAAAAAGGCGCGGCATCATCCGTCAATCCATTGACATAGACCCGATGCTCGTCCCTTGGGCCGACCCAGTGTTTGAAGGTGATGGACATGGTTTAAGGAAAAAAAGGGATGATGCCTAAAAAGCTTGCAATCCATGGGCCACCCCCGAAAACAAGGGAAAAGTGACAAGAATGGTCAGGTTTTGGGGATTTTGGGTGGCAGGAATGGTCAAGTGACGTTTTGTGGTTGGCATGAAGACTGCTCTTCGCGCGTGCATGGGCGCGCGTGTTGTTGTCTAGTGGGCAGGGTAGCCTGATGGGGCGAGCGCAGCGCCTAGGGGTGATTGCAGGGCTGCGCGGGGCATCGCTAGAGGGGGGGGGTTGAGGCATGCGCATGTGATCGAGCGCGGGGCGCGAGGTTCCCCCCATCGCCGCATAAAAGCCCCATGTTTCCCCCAATTCCCCCTTTGGAGATTTTCGTGGCTGCGCGCGCCTTGTGTGGGGGGCTTCTTCTAAAAAAAAAAATTGTTAGTAAGCACTCACTCACATAAGTCCGCTTCAAGCCCGCAGCCGCTCAAAACCCTCAACGGGGGAACTGGGGGAACATGGGGGAAACATTTGAGCAAAAACCCTCATATTCTGCCCTTATCCCGGCTGGCCCCTGAGGTTAGTGGTCACTCTCTCCAGAATAGGGGCGAGCACACACTATTATTCTGAGGGAAATTCCTCTAGCCCTATGTCTCGCCCCCCGCCCCCTATCCCGGATTCGTGGGAATGGGAGGGGGGAGTTTAGCCGGGCATTCCATCGTTACACAGTTAGATTCGAAAATGGTCCATCAGCACACAGTTAGAAGGGAAATTACCCCCCTTTATCTTGACAGGAGGAGAAGAATCTTCTATTCTCGACCTCATGCCTGAAATTGCCTCGGTGCGTTACACCCACGATGGGATCATTGATGAGATTATTGCGTTTCCCGCAATCTCTCAAGGGGAACTTGCGTCCAGATTTGGATATACTCAGTCTTGGATGAGTATTATCATCAACTCCGACGCTTTTCAAGAGAGATTGGCCGAGAGAAAAGGGGAACTCGTAGACCCAAAAATCAGGGCCTCGGTTTCTGACCGGCTTGAGGCCCTGGCTAAAAGGTCTTTGGACAAGCTTCTAGAAAGGCTGGACACCCAACAGCCTTTTTCTAATGCTGAACTAATCTCTGCCGCGAAGCTAGGCGCCGGAGACATAATCTCCCGGCCCTCGGTCCAGCAGAATAATATGTATGTCTTACAGATTCCTCCTTCTGCCCCAGACCCCGCGGCTTGGCTTCGATCTTCAGGAAAATCCTCCGCAGTTGATATCTCCCATACAAATCCTGAAGCATGACCCCCTCTTTTCTAAAGGCACTTCCCCGAATTGCAGAGCATGAAGGCGGCTATGTCAACAATCCCCGTGACCCCGGCGGCCCCACAATGTTCGGCGTTACTGAGCGTGTGGCTAGAAAATGGGGCTACAAAGGCGACATGCGTTTCCTCCCCCGAGAGACTGCGAACGACATTTTCTATCAAGAATATTGGCTTCCTATCCGAGGGGACGACCTCCCTTTTTCCCTTGCCTTCCAGTTATGCGACATGTGCATTAACTCTGGGCCTGTCCAAACCACCAAAATCCTCCAATCCCTTTTAGGAGTCCCTTCCGATGGAGAATTCGGTCCCATAACCCTCAATGCTGTTTTAGGAAAGGGGAGTTCCGACCTTGCAACCCGCTTCCTCCGTGCTCGCCACCAGTTTCTAGCAAAACTTCCCACCTGGCCCACCTTCGGCCGGGGATGGTCTAGTCGAATTCTGGAAAATTCCTTTTATCTCTGCGAAGACCTATTTCTCGAAAGGAGTCTCTGAATGAGCCCTGATATGAAAGACAACCTAAAAAAACTACCGACGAACTACAGTACCTGGGCCGTCGGCGCTGTTT